TCCCTTACACGTTTAAGTCGACAAACGGAGCAGTTAAAGACGGATCCGTTTTCTTCGTCGGCCAACAGGGAACCCAAGAAACAGTAGACAATAGAATCTACTGGGGTGCTAAAACAACTATGCTTGCAGCAGACAAGAGCGTCCAAAGTTCAGGTATTACGAACTCTGCCCTTAAGTCAAATGCAGGAACTTCTGTGAACCTAGGTTTAAAAGATCAAGCCAAGTTCCTCGGCATTTCGAAAATGGATGTGTTGCTGACAGGATCCCAGATCATTCCTGCCAAGGCAGGCGATCGCAAGACATTCAATAACAATAAGTTTACCCTCGCCCGCGTCGCACTTTCCCGACAGGCAGGACTTTCCGATACAGGGGCTTACACAGATACTGAGATCACAGGAACTATCGGTTCCAACATGCTTGAAGCAGCATACATTCGTGATGCCTATGTTGATCCCACCACTTACACAGTTTCTGACGGAACAAGGCTTAACAGAATTACATTCGCAACCCTGCTAAACCAGACGTCTTCTGTAACGTTTAATAAGTTCACGGATTACATGAAGTTTACTAACGTTTTCCACGGCGGATTCGATGGCCTTAACATCTTAGATAAGAACGCTACCAGAATGAACGATAAGTCGATTTCCCTTGATACGGGTGGTGGCGCTAATTCATCATTTACGTCTCCTGGCATGGCATCGAATATGGCAGGAGCAGGCAAAGATAACAATGCCGTTCGATCTTATAGAGCTGCCATCGACGTAATGACAGATAGGTTTGCTTCTAATATTAATATTCTGTCTATTCCAGGCGTGAGAGAAACATTTGTAACAGATCATGCAATAGACAAGGTCAAGGATTTTGGGCAAGCCCTCTACTTGATGGATATACCTGAATATGATAGCGACGGAAACAGGCTGTACGATGATTCAACAAATCGCCCAAGCGTTTCCAAGACCATCGCGAATTTCGAGGCACGTACTATTGATAGCAATACAACGGCAACGTATTTTCCAGGTGTGATTATCACGGATGATAGCAACGGATCAAGCGTTAATGTTCCTCCCTCTATAGCAGCCTTAGCTGCTCTAGGATTTAATGATCGGGTAAGCTTCCCGTGGTTCGCACCTGCAGGATTCAATCGAGGATCACTTGATTTTGTCCAGAATGTGGATGTTCGACTCTCTGCGGGAGACAGGGATTCGCTTTATGATGCACGAATTAATCCTATTGCTACTTTCCCACAGCAAGGATTCGTGATCTTTGGGCAAAAAACCCTGCAGATGGCAAAATCTGCGCTGGATAGAGTTAACGTAAGAAGAATGCTTCTTGAGGTTAAACGAATAGTTTCGCAAGTGGCAAATGGATTTGTTTTTGAACAGAACACTCCTGCACTAAGAGCTAAATTTATTGCTGATGTATCACCTTTGCTTGCAGTAGTTCAGGCACAGAGTGGGATTGAGCAATTCAAAGTTGTAATGGATGACTCTAACAACACCGCTGACGATATTGAGTCTAATAGGCTGAATGGACGCATTGTGATTGTCCCGACAAGAAGTATTGAGTTTATATCAATTGACTTCGTCATAACAAATGCCGGCGTAAGCTTTGAGTAGAGCATAGTTAGAAATGATGATTTGGAGATTTAGATAATGGCCGAACGTACTTTTAAAAGCCCAGGCGTAAGAGCTTTTGAGATCGATAGGTCTGGGCCTACCCCAACCGGTCCAACGGGCGTTCCAGCAGGCGTAATAGGCACTGCTAAAGAAGGCCCAGCTTTCGTACCGATCACAGTTGCCGACTTCTCCGAATTTGAATCTAAGTTTGGATTTGTAGGCGGCGATGAGTTCGGACCTATCGCTGCACAAGAATGGCTCAGAAATGCTGGGTCCCTTTCTTATGTGCGAGTACTTGGAGCCGGCAACGCGAAGAAAAGGTCTTCAAGCGATGGAACGGTTACGAACGCAGGATTTATCGTAGGCCAGAGATTACCTTTGGATTCTGGGCTTTTAGGAGACAATCCAGAAGCAAACACCGGCGGAGAAGGAGAAGGAAGAACTTACTTCCTCGGATGCTACATGTCGCAATCCGCAGGATCAACAATCTTCTCCGATGCCGGAATAGGATCTGCTCAAAATCTTGGTACCACAGTCGCAGCTTCAGTCCTTCGTGGTGTGCTAATGGCAGCATCAGGTGTCAACCTAAGGCTTTCATGCTCAAATGGTACGATGGGCCAGGGAAACACACCAACATCAACAATGACATCATCAATGTCAGGCCAGGGCAACCCATCCGCTGGTTTCTTAACGGGTACAATTAACTTTTCTAACGGGTCCCCTAAGTTTACCATGCTTTTGCCTGGCCACAAAGGAAAAGATTATCCTCGAGTTCTTACAGCATCTTTAAATCCTGATGACAAAGATTACTTTGCAAACATCTTCAATAAAGATCCCCAACAAGTTCAGAAGCACGGCTACGTTCTTTACTCGCATTATGATGTATATCCAGAATATGCCGTCGTGACAGGTTCGGGAATCTTGGCAACAGGATCAAGCGTTGTGAACGGCGCAGTGTCAGGCTTATACTCAGGAAGCTCTGATGCTGTTTTCCTCCTTACAGGAACTCAAGGGAGAAACAACGGATCTGCCGCGGCGCCAAACTTCGAAGGATTCCGTGAGAGATTCCAGGCCGCTAAGACGCCATTCATTATCTCACAAGAATTTGGTGGAACCGCCAAGGATCTCTTCCGAGTGCATCTCTTAAGCGATGGTGTCATGAAGGGCAAATCTTCAGACTCAGTGGGTGCGAACACTAAATACAAGGTTTCTATTGAGAACGTAGGTAAATCTTCAGATGAACTTAACAAGTTCGGTACGTTCGATCTTGTCTTAAGAGACTTTTACGACAACGATGAGAATACATTCGTTTATGAGGCCTTCCGCGGCCTTAACCTTGATCCTGCATCGACCAATTACATCGGACGTCGAATTGGCGATACCGACATGTTCTACGATTTTGATCAGGCACAGGGATCCCAAAAGCTTCTGATTGACGGAAAGTATGCTAACGTTTCTTCGCGCATAAGAGTTGAAATAGCATCTGATGTTGACAACGGTGAAATCGATCCTGAATCTCTGCCCCTAGGGTTTAGAGGTCTAGATCACCTTGTAACCTCTGGATCAAATGTTCTTAGCGCACCTCCAAACGCAAACTTCAGCCTACAGAGAGACCCAAGCATGACGCTCAAATCAGTTGTGCAACCTCCTGTACCGCTTAGAGAGAACATCGCGATGGGTCTCGCGCCTAAGAAGGTGCCTAATAAGTCGCTTTACTGGGGCGTCCAATTCACGAAGAAAACCCTCTTAAATGAGCCCAACAAGAGCAGCGTTATTGATCCAAGCATAGTCAGCTTTACGAAATTCTTCACTGATCACGCCGTATCTGACTTCAATGTATTGACAGGTTCTAATGCAGGTCAGGCTGATGAAAGCGGCGCAATTCTAGATTGTGATAGGTTTAATAACAACAAGTTTACTTTAGAAAACCTGCAGGTCGGTACGGGATCTGATGGTCTTGCATTAACCACGGACGCAGCTCTTGTTAACAGCTGGTCATACGCACGCGATGGAAACATCACTACGAATGCTGATGCCAAGACCCGAAGGTTTGAGGTAAACGATACAACAAGCCCGGCGGTTCGAAGGCTCTCTAAGTTTACGATGCCATTCCAGGGTGGATTTGATGGATTTAACATCTTTAATAAAAACACCGCCTTGATGAACAACAACGCCGTTAAAGGTGAGATGGATGATTCTAACAGAGGTGGAATCAACGGCCCGACAGTTGCAGCCTTTAAGAAGGCTCTGGAAGTCATGGGTGAGAAGGCTGATGTTGAGATACAGCTCTTGGCTGTTCCTGGCATTAGAGAGGCTACCGTCACAAATGATGCTATAACGACTGTAGAGGACAGATTTGATGCACTCTACATCATGGATATCGGCGAGCGTGATAACGTAAACGCAGTGGTTACTTCCTCTGTGCAAAATGTCAATGTTTCAAATACCGTAGCATCATTCAACGACAGAGCCTTGGATTCATCCTTTGCTGCAGCATATTTCCCAGATGTTAATATGAACATCCAGGTGAAGACACTGAATCAATCAACGAAGACTGTAGTAGCAAATTCTGCAACAGTTCGGGTTCCGCCGTCAGTTGCAGTTTTAGGTGCTTTCTCGTTCAACGATGCAGTGGCGTTCCCGTGGTTCGCTCCTGCTGGATTTGCCCGAGGATCTATGAACGCTCTATCTACTGCAGTAAGCCTAAATCAAACCAATATGGACGATTTGTACGATAAGGATATCAACCCTATCGTTTCGTTCCCTAATAGTTCTGGCCCGGTAGTTTACGGACAGAAAACTCTGCAATCTGCAGCGTCTGCTCTTGACAGAGTCAACGTAAGATGGCTCTTGATCGACGTTTGG